TTTTGTTTAGTTGCTAACTGCTCAGCTTCAGTTTTGTTTTTAATAGTATTTCTATGTTTTTCTTTTACTATTGCTGATTGAGTAGCATACGGTGTACCTAATCTAGAAATCATTGTATTTTTTCTTTTTTCGTCAACACCAGGTATATAATTAGCGTTATCAACTCCATATTTACTTTGCATAGTGTCTTTAAGTACTTCCATACGTATATTAGAAATACATCTGCATTTATTACCTAATATGCATCCTTTTCGGTAGCCGAGGTCAAAAGTGTTAAATTGTTTGGGATTATTAAATTCACAGACTGGTTGTGGACCGTTCAAAATAATAAAAACTGATTCCATTATATTTTTAGTAGTGTATTGAGAGGTTTGAGACACTACCCAGTCTTTTATCGCAGGATTTCTTTTTAGAAATCCTGGAAGAGTTGAAGATTTATGTTCAGAAAGCCATGCATTTATAATTTCTTTATTCATGTAGTATTTAGCTTTCTTGCATTTACTTCAGAATAATTATTCATACATCCTTTCATTTCCTTACAAATATGATCTATTACCTGTTGATTTAGCAGCCATTGATGCACCTTTTTTACTTGAGCTACTAATAGACTCAGTATGTGTTAACATTTGTCCGATCTGCTTATTTAAACGTTCCAATGAGTCATGCAAGTCTTTTATTGACACGGTTGAAGTCGTATTAAGTTGTGGTGGCTGCACAACAGGTTGTTGTGGTGGAACATATGCTGGTGGTTGTGAAAGCTTAGTGGCAATTGTAGGTTTTACAGCATCTGCAACTGAAGTTGGTGGTTTAGCTTTAGATACTTCATTTGCGTATTCTGAATCACCTTTTTTATTACTATCAAAAGTTGGGGCTGCTGTTGGTTTATCTTTTATTGCAGCTGATGCTTTTGAAGCATTCATTTCTTTTAATTCTTTTGCTAATTTTTCTTCATATGTGAGTTTTGTTTCTTTTTCAACAGGTTTTGTTTTAGTTAAATCACCAAAGAAATTTCCAACATCACTAAAGACATTAGATTCTTTTGGTTTTTCTGGTTCTACAAAACCTTGTTTTTTTGCCCTAGCCAATACATCTTCATATGTTAATTTTACTGGTTCAGATGGTTTAATGACAGAAGGTTTAGCAATTACGTCAGTTTTAGGGATATCTGGTGCTGATACAGGGATGCTTGGTTGAACCGTTTCACCTGGTTTAACTGGTTGATTAATTACAGTATTTGAAGTTATTGTGTTTGCTTTAGATGCATCAGTGTTTGTAAATTTAGCAATATCATTTAGCGCATCTTCTTTTTTAGAATACGTTCTAGATTCCCCAGAAATTTCATCCACAACTTCATACATATCCTCTAACCCTTTCATGGTTGATTTATGTGTATACAGACTAAATTCTGATAACTCAGATGCTGATTCTTTTTCGTTTTCTATTTTTTTATCATTAGTATCTTTAATGATAGACATTTGTTCGTCCATCATTTCTCTAGTTTGAGCTAGCGCAATATCTTTAAATTCTTTAATTGTAGATGCTGGACTAGTTATTGTTTCACTCATATGTGAGGATGTAACACGTTCAGTTGCACTATCACGTGGCATTGCTGCTTGCATAGAACTTATATTACTAAGAACTTTTTCTATACCTTCAAACTGACCTGGTGGTAATACAGTCTCACCTTTTTCAAGTGTTGCAACAGTATCTTTAGGTTCAGTTTTTGATTTAGTTTCACCAAGAGTACCAGTAGCACGCACTTCAATATACCGCCCATCTGCAGTATGGCGACTATCACTTTGTGGTTTAGATGTATCTGATGGTTTGGTTGAATCTGTTGGTTTGGTTGAATCTGTTGGTTTTTCTCCAGTGAACACAGATACTAATTTATCTGTTAACCCTGCATTTTTTGCAGTATATGCTTCAGGAGTTTTTAATGTTTTAGCCCCCGTTAAATCCATTGCTTTGTCTTTAAAGGTGTCTAAAACATTTGCACCTTTTGTAAGTGTTGATGTTAGACCGCCTAATTTGTCATTAAAATCTTTAACGCTTGACGCAGCACCTGCACCAGCTATTCTAGCTTGTTCATTTAATTCATTTAATGTACGTTGAACTTTTTGACCTGGATCTTCTGCTCCTTCAGCAGTTTTACCGTCACGTATATTAGTGACTTCCTTACGAACGTCTTCAACACTTTTTCCTTGTGCTCTAGCGGTTGCAGCAGCTTCACTGCCAGCAAGACCTTCAGATTTTACTTGTTTCATTTTTTCTGCAAGAGGACCTTGTGCTTGCAATGCATATTCAGTAAAGTTTCTGCTAGATTGATATTCTTGAACATGTGCTTTTGCTGCGTCTAATGCGGCTTTTGCTTTTTCTTTATCTGCATCAGTGACTGCAGCTTGACTTTGTTTCACTGCTCGTTCAAATTCAGAAGCAGCTGGACCCATTGATTGTAATGTTAAAATCGTATCAGTTGTTTGTACTGTTCCAGCGGCAATATTGGCTGCTGCATCACCAACTGATGCACCCATGTCTAATAATTGACTTTGTGCTGATTTAAATGCTGCTTTTTGATCTTCAGTCATCAATTGTTGCTGAAGTATAGCAGTTGTCGATTGTGTTCTAGATTTAAATTCAGCTTCTAATGCTTCTCTAGATTTTCCAGTTATTCTAGATGTTTCATCAAATTGGTTAGCTAATTCTGCAGCTGAGTTTGCTAATTTATTCCTAACATTTTGATCTGCTATATTTAATCTAGTATTTGCGGCTGATAAAGCACCTACTTTAGCTAATTCAGTTGAATCCCAACCAGCTAGTTTTAATTTACCACCAATATCAGTTTCTTGTATTTCTTTGGAATATTTTGAAAAATTTTCAGCAACACTAGAAGCATTGGACCCCATACTATTTAAATTACCACCAGCATCTGCAATAGTTTGGGTAAATTCAGCTATTTGTTGTCCAGCAAGAGCTGCTTGTTCTTGTAATTTAAAGTAATTGTTATCACCAATGCCCTGTTTACCAGCTGCATTTAATTGCTCACGACCTTTAGCAATCTCAGTCATGAAACTTGCAATATTATTTCCAGCAGTTCCGCCTAATTTTTTTGCAGCATCACCAATTATATCAGTTGCTGCATTAGTTGTTTTGCCAAGTGCTGCAAGCGACACTGCCGTTGGACCAATGTCTGATTCTAATTTTCCCAATGAAGAGGCAATACTTGATACTATACCACCACTTTCACCGCCTTTTCCGCCACTACTACCACTACTTGGTTCTCCACTACTAACCTTCCCATCACTACTAGTAGTGCCTCCAGAAGTTGAACTAGTTACTATCATTTTTCCAAAATCTAGTAATGCGTCTTTTAAACCATCTAGAAATTCATTAAGATTTATGTCTGTCATTGGTTGATTCCATTATTTTTGTTTGCATTGCATATGATACTATTTAGTATAAATATTTCACCAAAATTTTAGTGGTATAAATACGACAATAAATGACAGGAGATTATTTAATGAATCCATTACAACAATATTTTAGACAACCTAAAGTTTTTATAAACTTACCCAGTAAAGGAGTTTACAATAAACCAGCATCAATTGAGGGCGATGCAACAAATATACCAGTTTTTGGCATGACAGGGAGCGATGTTATTATCGCAAAAACTCCTGATGCATTATTATCAGGAGAAAGTACAGTTCGTGTTATTCAAAGTTGCTGCCCAGCAATTAAAGATGCATGGGATTTATCAGTTTTGGATACTGATTTAATATTTGCTGCAATTAAAATTGCCACATATGGACCAGCTTTGGAAGTAACACATACATGTAAGAAATGTTCATCAACAAATGATTATTCGTTGGATTTAACTAATGTCACAAATCATTATACAAAATGTAAATATGATAATACTTTAGAAGTAAATGGGTTAACTATAAAAACGAGACCTTTGACTTACAAACAATTAACTGAATTTAATATCAAAAATTTTGAACTTCAACAACAATTAAGTCAAGTTGAACAAATGGATGATAAACAAGCACAACAAGATATTGTTAATAAATTATGGAAGACATTGGCAGAATCACAACATATGTTATATGTTTCCAGTGTTGAATCAATTGAGACTCCAGAAACCACGGTAGTTGAAAAAGAATTTATCAATGAATTATTATCAAACTGTGATAAAAGTTTAACTGACGCAATTAAAAATAAATTCGAAATTAATAAATCAAATTGGGCAATGCCTACTTTTCCAGTTTCATGTCCTGATTGTAGTAATGAGGTAAATTTGAGCATTGAGTTAGACCAATCAAATTTTTTCGAGTAAGCCTAATTGGGAAACCTATTAAAACTATTCAAGAAATGCTAATTAGGCTTGATGATGAAGTTAAATCTTTTAAAGAAGAATTATGTAAATTAAGCTGGTTTATGAGAGGTGGTGTAACTTTAAATGACTTAATGTTTATTTACAGTCAAGATGACAGAGATGCAATGTATTCTGTCATCAACGATAATATAGAAACAACAAAAACAACACAAATGCCATTATTATAGCTGGTTATCACCCAGCTATTGTGTTGGTTGTCCTTGGCCTGATAAAACTGATATCAGTTTATCTTCTGCTGCATCAAATCCTTTTCCAACAATACCACCAACTGGGCTAGCTAATGAACCACCAATGAAGTTTCCTAAAACTTGATTTCCTTCTGGGCTGTTAATCCAAGTCATTATATATAATTGTACGCTAGTATTAAATACTCGTTTAGAACTACCAAGAAATGATGCTATTTTTCCAGTTTTAGGTGCAAGCCATCCTATCATATTTGATACTACTCCTAACGGTATTTTAGCTAACGCACCACTTGCTAGCCATGCAACTGTTTTGACTGTTGCAGTATCAACGTCTTTTTGTTTATATACAGCAAATTGTTCTGCACTTAACTGCCCCTCATCAACATCTTTTTGCATTGTTTCGGCATTAGTATAAACAATTTCCCATATATCAAATAATTGCTTGACCATATAAGCATTAATACCAAATTTAACCAAACTATTAATTTTAGTGGTTATCCCAGAAAATGCAGTTTTAATAGCAGTAATGTTAGCTGCATATACTGCACTTTTAGCATTTTTTGCTGCTAATTTCTCAGCTGATGATAAAAAATTAGAATCAGCAGCTAATTTTGAAGCGTTTGAAGCAGTCATGCCTGGTACTTTCATTAAGTACTTAACAATGTCTGGAACATTATGTAATCCACCATAAATGGCAATTTTACTAGCAAGTAATTCTTTTGCTTGTGTTTTTAATCCTTTACCAAGCAAGGTGGCTACACCACTTGCTGCACTAGCAGCACCAGGTATCCATCCCAACCCTTCATCTAGTTGTGTTGGTGTAATTATGTCAAGTATTTTCATAGGGCTATCCTTTATTATTATGGTATTTATATTAATTATATGAGGGGGCTTACGCCGCCCTTCCATTTCATGTTCATTTCAATTTCGCTTCGCTCAATTTCATAAACATTCATGGATATTATTTTTAATATTTAAATTACAGTAATTTATAGTGGACATCTTTAAGATAGTGGTAAAGCTTCATGGTGCCTTCTCTAGATCGTATAACCATTATTGCCCGTAAAAACGGGCAATAAAAAAAAAGTATACGTACTTTCTCTGAGTCGGCCTGGTTTTGACTACCCGCTGGAGTTGCAATGATTACAGAGGCGGTCATCCGGTACCTCGAATTGCAGTTATTGTTTATGACGGCGGCATAATATACTACTCCAGCAATATATTATACGTGTGGGGTTTCCCCACTCTTTTAGCCCGAGAAATAGTTATTGTAATAATAGTAAATTAAATCAGTTTTATGAGGGCATATCTGATCATCGTCCTGTAAAGGATAGTAATTTACATCTCTGCTGCTACGTCAGAAATTCACTTCACTGTGACCCTTTGGTCCAGCTTTAAGTCCACCAATTACAGTCGCCGGTGGGAGCTTTATATTAGCAGTTATGAGCCTATGTTAGCCTAAGAAAAATATTGTAATATGTGGGGGTTATTGTAATTTATACTTTATATATGAGAAATAATTTTATAAGTATTCAGTTTTGTTTAAAATTTGTTTTAATTGTTCAATTGTGTCAACTGCAGTTGAATGATGAATTGCTAAACCGCCTGCGTTTATAAAATCATCAATGACAGATTTAGTATCATCAATGATTAGTGAATTTGGTGTTGCAAATTTATATTTGTGTTTCTTCCCAGGAACAAAATTTGTGAAAAAGGTTATATTATGTTTATCTAACCAAATTCTTTTCTGAGTTGCTATTATATAAAATGTTGATTCTCTGGCAGTTGACGATAGTATTTCAATAGTTATATCTAACGATTTTAAAAAATCTATTAATTCAAATGCATCAGGCATTGGATCTAATGATGCAAAATTATTATTATTAATAAATTCTTCAAATAAGCTATAAAATTTTCCATCTTTCTCTGACTCACGCGGATCCATATGATATAATTCTTTATATCGTTTATTGAAATCTGCGATTACTCCATCCATGTCTAAATATATCTTTGAAATATTCATTTAATTTCCTTTAATGCGTTATTAATAGCAAGTTCATCAGGGTGTGTATCTGGTGGTATATATTTTACTGAGTTTATTATTTTATTATAATATTTTCTTGTAACACCGTCAGGTAAATATGCACGCAACGCATCTTCTTCTATTTGTATTTTTACTTCAGCATAGTGTAAAGACCCTTTTGATTTATGCAATGATACAATTTCAAATTTATAATTGTCTTTAGTGTTTAATTCAATTTGTTCATTTAAATGTATAGAAGATCCAGTATACTCTTTCCAATTAGACTCTGAATGTATATGTTTTCTATTTTTTCTACCTTTTATTACTTTTCTTTGTAACTTACCAAATTGTTTCTTTCCTAAGTATTCTCTTCCAGTACTTAATTCGGTAATTCGATATATAAAACCAAACCATTCAGTATGGTCAAATTCGATTGGAAAAATCCAATGTCCAAATATGTGCATGATAATCTCCTGAACACATATTTAGACATCAATTTATTCATTTATCTTCATTTTGTTCAGGCAAGTCACTAGGTTTTATACCAGTTTCTAAGTATTCTTGATACATTCTTAATTCAGTATCATATTCTCTACGCCATGATAAAATAAGTTTCTGACGTTTATAAGATAGTTTTGAAATTTGCATTAATGCAGATCGAGCATCAATAGCGGATTGTTTGTACCCGTATTTAAGCCAACGTTGATTTGCGATAAAATATAAGCGAAATAGTCTAGTGATTTCATCATGAAATTCTTCAGAACGATCCAATTTAGGCATTAATACTCCTGTAAAAAAGATGAGAACCCATTTTCTTTTACTACAGTGACTATGTTATCAACCCTTGATATTAATTCATCTCTATGACTAATTATCCAAACAGATTTATTTGTTTCTCTTGTTGTTTTCTTTAGTATTGATAACAATTTCTCTAATCCTGCAGAATCAATTCCCATGTCTGCTAACTCATCGACAAACAATAAGTTAATTGGTTGATTTAGTGCTTGCCATACATCTCTAAATGCAAAGGATAGCGACAAAATCAATCTGGTCATTTCACCACGTGACAAATTATGAAAATCTAATGATTGTCCCAATTGGGTTATTTCTACACTTAAATCATTTTGAAATGTGACAGAATGCGGCAATCCAATACTATCTAAATAAAAAGAAAGGCGATTGTTTAAATGTAATAAATTTTGATCAATAATTTTTTTTCTTATGAAACTATCTTTATTAGTTAATAATTTCAGTAAGAATTCTTGATGCTCTTTTAACGCAGTTAACGCATTTATTTTATCCCATTCAATTTCTTGCATTGCAGTATTGTTTAAATCATCAATTTGTTCCTGATATGGATCCTTTTCATCATATTTTATAATTAATTGTTCATTTAACGTTTCTAAATTATGCTGATGCCTCAACGCTTCAGTATTTGTATCATAAAATGTTACTGGTTTACTTGACTGAGAACCTAAATCATTAATATCATTGATTATTTTTAATAAATCTGAATTTAATTTATCAACATAACTTTTTGCATCTAAGACATTTGCCATAGCAATTTCAGTTAATGATTCATGTTTATGATCTTGTAAAGACTGATCACATGTATGACATTTTTTATTAGCAAGTGATTCTAACTCATTTGAATATCTAGTTAAAGTTTTTTCAGCTTGACCTAATGCAGCTTCAACAGTTGCTTTTTCTTTAGTAAAAATACGTAATTTATTAGCATAGTCAGTATATGCGGCTAAATCATCATGTAATTTAAGTTCTTGTTCTATATCTACTTCAGACAATTCAGCAATTGCATTTGCTATTTTTTCAATTGACTCATTATATTGTTTATTCCATGCAGTTTGTCTAATTAATAAGTTATCTATACTTTTTTGTATACCTTCATTCGACCGTTTGATAGCTTCAATGTCTGCAGACGCTTGATAAATTTTATCTTTAGAATCTTTAATTAATTCTTTTAATGATTCAGCTTTTTCACTCAGAAGTGTTATGCCCAAAAGTTGCTCAATCATATTACGTTGATCATTAGCTTTCATTGCTAAGAATGGTGTTGTATATGTATTGAGGGCTACTATATGTTTAAAAGTTTCATGATTCATTCCTAACAAATCATGTAAATCTTTTTGAGTTTCTCGCATATCTCCTTGAGCCGCATCATTTTCTAGTGAATCTTGCTCAATATTATTGACATAAAACTTTAGAACATTCGGTTTTCTACCACGTTCAATACGATAATCATTTCCATCTTTATGTAATGTGAATGTAACTAACATATTTTTCTTGTTAATTACATTTATAAGATTATCTTTTCTGATATTATTGATTGCTTCACCATAAATTACATAACTTAACGCTTGTAATATAGTGGTATTATGTGATAAGATCCCACTGGTATAATATCTATGGTCTTCTGAATCAACCGTAATGTCAAACATATTTTCATTTCGATCTAAAACACATACAGTTGTGACTAATTCAGGCCCATTAGAAGTTTGAACATATGATCCTAACGTAACATCTTTAACAAAAATTTCGTTAAGGTTATTATCAAAAACTATGTGATCATCTGCACATTCTAATGTAAATCCAGACTCAGTTTGCAATTTCCAAACTTGGTTGTTAACTGTTTTAATTATTTTAGAAATAGGGTGCCAACCAGTATCAGTTTCTATTTCAAAATTTGAGATAGAAACTGAATCAATGAATTTTCTATTTATTGTGTCAGAAATTGTATGCATTTGTTAATTATTTCCTCTTTATTTTTTTTAAAATCATTTTCCCAAACTACTAACACTTCATAACCGTTATTCTGGGCGTGTTTTATTTTTATAGAATCTAATTCCCATTTGTCGCTTGCTTTTACTTTTGTCCGTTTATTAATAAACTCAGGATAGTATAAATCTGGATTTGAGTGCCAAAAATCTCCATTATACTCGATGATTTTGTTATTAGCCATAATATCATAAACATATTGTCTTTTATTCTCATACTCAATCGAAAATTGGTGAACTGTGGATGGAATAACTTTTTTAATTTCTTCAAAAATATGTCGTTCATTTTTAGAAACAGTTATCCCCTTCGTCAATTTTAAACGATTTATTCTTGCCTTCTCTTCACTTGATTTTGAATTTAATACTAGTTGCCATTTATCTTGACGTTGTTGCCAAATAGTTTCACCAACTAATTTACCATGTTTTTCAATACATATTTGTTTTGAAAAAGTAACTTGGGCTTGTGATACTTTTGTCTTAGCTTCATCATTGGTAAACCCTCTGGCTGTATAATATTCAACACATCTTTTACTTTTAGCTCTATTAACAACTGAATTTATTGTATTTTTGGCACCAGTTTTATTGTTAATGTCTTTAGTATCAAATGCTAACTGGTCTGCTTCACTGTTAGAAAAACCTTTCTTAATCCAATATTCTGGTCTAATAGGCCGTCTGCTATTTCTTTCAAAATCTGCTTCTTCTATAGTATAGTGTATACCAGTTTGGGGATTGATTTTTTCAACCCAAAATTCACGACTAAATGGGCTTTTATTGTTTTGTTTATTTTCTTTTGCTTTAATATATGATTCTGCATCCGTCCATCCTCTCTTTCTCCAATATTCTTGTGAGTGTCTTGTGGATATGGTTGTTAGATCTAATCGTTTTCTTACATAATTTTCTATTGCTTGTTTAGTATTATCTATATTTGATATTAATAATTCTTCTAATAGCACAATATATAAATCAGGTTTAATATTTTTTATATAATCTTCTAGTATCTTTTTACATTTTTCTTCCATTCCTAGATTTTTTAGCGTCATCGTATAATTCTCCTATAGTCATTTCTGATATTTCACCAGTTAAGCTATTTCTAACTTTAACTATAGTATTTATAGAAACACATTTACCAACTCCATTCCTACTTCCACCATCAGAACCACCTAAATCTAAATTTTCACCAAGCACTAGTGTCAAATCATTTCTTTCAAAATCAATAGCTTGTGTTTGATTACCAACTGATAAGAAATTTTTTACTGTTAACGTTTTTAAAAT